TTCTATTGCGAGAATAATTATTGAATCCCAGCTATATATTCCTATTTTTTTTTTCCTTTTTCTTTGGTTACTTCGGCATTTTCTTTTGTTTCAGGAACCATTGAAGTCTGCATAAATTTAATAAAATCTATTAGCTGACCATCTTTTGCAGATAATCCACCAACTTCATCAATCCAGTCGCAAACGATAACATCGTTAAATTCAATTGGTTGATTTAAAGTCTTACATCCGCTTTCAGCAGATGCTTGAATAATATGCACAATTGTTCCTAATTCAAAAGCCCCACTTGATAAAATATTGATTAAGTCTAAAAGAGATTTATTCTCTAATTCGCAAAATCTTTTCATCGCCCAAGTACCCCATTTTAAAGAGATTGTTTTGTTGTTGTTTAGTCTTAATTCAAACATAGTTTATTGTTGTTTATGGTGTAACTTCAGTTTGTGCAATTGGTGGAACTGATACTACAAATGTTGCAGTAAATTTCACGTCATCGCCATCGTCTGCTTGTACTCCAAAATCACTGATAAATACAGTGCTTGTAGAAAGACCACCATAATAAACATCACCTGAAACTGGTGTTGCTTTACCCATTTTAATAGTAAAAAGAGTTTTAGCAGCGTGTGCAGTGTACAATTGTTGGTATGAATTTTTACTTGGTGTTCCTGTTTCATCAATAGCGAATCCTTCACATTCAAAAGATTGACTAAATACAGGACTTGGTGTGTATTCATTACCACACTTTGAATTTGCATCAATTGTGTCGTTAGTTGATGTCAATGAATTTGTTGTTAAACAAGCTATTGCTTTAAAAGTTGTGCCTCCAGCCAAATCTGCTAAAAGGATATAATCCCTTGCTGATACTTTAGTTTCTGCCATTTTATTTAATTTTGAGTTATTATTATATTATAAGTTATTATCGTTCTAAATACATTGTCCAAAGGGTTTAAGCCATCTAAATTTCTAATTGCACCAACCACCAAACTTGAAGCATAAAACCCATTTGCTAGGGTTATATTCGTGTCGGAATTGATTGCAGTTAGTATTAAATTGCTTATTGTTTCGGCTCTTTTATATCCAAAGTTACTATTTTTTATGACAATGTCAACATCTATGGTAACAGCATTAGTATAACTGATTTTACCTTGTTCTTGTGCCGATGTTCTGCCACTCATAATTATATATTCATCGGTTGCAGAATCAGGTGCTATTCCATCGTAAACAGGCAATGCACTTGAACTCGTCAAGTTGCTATAAAACCATTTCTTTATTTCTATATTAGGATTAAGCATTTAATAATTTATTTAGTCTTTGTATAAGTTTAGGTTTCTCCATTTCGTAAGCTGGAACTAAAAATGGTTGTGGTCGCATACCTTTTCTTAATATGCTTAAAGCTATTACATAAGCCAAACCTTTGTCATTTTTACCATTACCAATTCCTTTACGCTTTACCCACAAAGTTAATGCTTCAACCATATCCTTAAACTTGCCTCCGCTTTTACCTTTAAATTGCTGGGCATAAGATTTAAAGTCAGCAGGTACATTTACTTGTGGTCCTGTACCAAATTCAACATAAGCAGCGTATGAAGCGTTAGCAGCAACTGAATATGTCAACTCGCCATCCTTTGTAAGTGCTATTGAGTTCCTTAATTGACCAAAGTTTACAGGTGCTAATCTTTTGGCTTGATTCTCTATTTTTAGTGCAGATGCGTTTATTTCATCACTTACATCAACTTTTAATGCAGTAGTCAAGTTCTTTAACTTGCCTTCAAGTTCTTTAAATCCACCTAAACTTACTGCAAATGCCATTATGCGTACATTAATATTTCGTAAAATCTAAACTGATTTTCTACATCCTTTATTGAATGGATTGTGTACATTTCCCCTTCAGCCTCTATTTTGTACATATTGTTAATCGTTACATCGTACCTGATAAATAATTTAGCAGAACGAGTAAAACTTAACTGGGCTTCTAATAATGCCCTATTCTCATCCATTGGTCTAAAATCCCCAAATACTGTTTCTTGTAAGGCATAGGTAGTTGTGTAGCCACCTTGCCCATCAGCGGTGATTGTAGGCACATATAAGCCTATTTCCGAGTACATTGTGTTGGCATCAACATAGTTTGCCTTTTTGCTTCCTAATCTCATAATATTGGGCTTATTCTTGTCCAGCGTTGACACGCTTTCCAAGTCTTTTCACAAATACCTGTATTTGAATCTAATCCTCTATTCTCGTAATCGTAGCTAACTTGGTCTAATATAGCAATCTTTAAATCGTTCGGAATAGTTGCGTAACCTACCACATAAGTAGCCTTTAAGTTTTGGAATTGTGGTCTTTGTAATTGTGGGAACTTACCACCTACTAAAGTGTAATCAGCAGCAACAATAGTGTCTCCGTTTTGGTCTATTAATGATGTAAAACTATTCATCGGACCATAAGGCAGCTGGAAGTGTCCATCCCAATTTGTAAACCATACAACCGCAGTTTTAGGTATTAAACTTAATCCTGTACCTACTTCAACCGCTTCCCTTGCTTGTTTAATCATCAAGGTAATTTGGTTATCATCAACATTTGTAGTAACCCTACAATACAATTTTGCCTCTGCTAATGTAACAGGTTCAACAACTGTACCTATGTCGGTCAAAGTAAAATCAATGATAAAATTATTATATGACATACATCTTTTTTACAAATTTACAATAAATATAATAAAAAACCCCCTACTAAATGTAAGGGGTCTTTATTATCTATGTTAGATTAAATTAAACGTTACCCAAATCAGCATAGATTGCTGCGGTTGGTTGCATTAAGTTAATATCTTCATAACACTCAATTCTTGCAGTAACCATATTTTGTTGGAAGTTAGATGCGTTCTCATAAGAGAATTCAATAGCTAATCCTTCAACTTCAACACGCTCGCAGAAATTGCTATCCATAATAAGAACCTTGTCATCAGTAACCCAAGATGCAGCAATAATAGGAGTTCCCCATATTGTCATACCACCATTTGGTGAAACGATAACCGAACCATTACCAGCGTAGTAACCAGCAGTGATTGTTTCTTTCAATAAGCGACCTAATTGACTAGGGCTTACTAAAGCAACTGAAGATACAAAGTTTGCACTCTTTTGGTTGCCGATGTAGTCAACTAATTGCTTTAAATCAACAGTTTCAGCAGTTGTTGTAGAACCTGTTGCAGCAGCAGATACAGTTGCAAAGAAAGCAGCGTTTTCAGCTTTGAAGAAATCTCTAGTCAACATTCTTGGTAAAGTTGTGCTTAAGAAAGGCAAACTTCTAGCCATTTGTTTTGAGAATGTAGAGAAACCAGCGATGTAATCGTTAACCACTTTAACTTCGCTTAATGCGTAGTTGTTCTCACCTTTGTTTGAACCTTCAGTTTGAGCAGCAATGTTATTAGTTGTTGCAGTCTCTTTGTAGAATACATACAAACCACTTTCGCTACGAACTGTTGGAACTAAATCACGGAAGTTAATTGCTTGACTAGGTAAAACTGAAGCGTTAATAGCGTAAGATGCTTGAGCATCTCCTGTTAAACTTGCACCTAAAGTCATTGATTTTACATCTCTTAAATCTAAACGATACTTACCATTTGATTTCATTGATTTTTCCATTTCATCCAATTTGCCATCTAATTTTTCAACGATAGCTTCATCTAAAAACTTTACTTGTTTAGATGCGTTTTTCTTTTGTGCAGCAGCTTGAGCATCAAATTGTTTTTGTGCTTCATCTTTTACTACACGGATTTCAGCGTTTGTTGCTTCCAACTTCGCTTCAATACTAGCTTGAAAACCTTTAAGGTTATCAGCCATTTCGTTAATTACGTTTTCCATTTTTACTTTTTTAGTATTTTATTAAATTCTTTAATTGCCTTCAAGATTTCCGCATCATTGTTTTTGACTTCCTCAATTATCGGCTGGGGTGCTTCTGCGACCGCAGTGATTTCTTTAACGATTTCAATCTCCAATAAATCCGCTTGAATCCTTTTTATTTCAATCTCCATCAACGCAAAAGTTTCATCGGTAAATTTACCGCCTTTAAACGCTTTCAAGAGTTTCTCTAGCCTATTTGCTAATTGTTCTTTCTTTACTTCACTCTTTACTGAAATAGTTGGTGTTTCAGGGTTTGCTGCCCATAATACCGCACTACCTTCATAAAGTTTAAGTTCGGTTATTGTTCTTACTCCATCCTTTGCTACGCTTGAATTAATTGTAGTAAATCCGATTGAGTGTTGGTTGATTAAACCAGCATCGTACATTTTCATAATATCTTCGCCTGTTTCGGTCATTACTATTGGAGTAATTGCAATGAGCATATCACCTTCAACATATAATTGTTCAGGCTTACCGATAACCGCTTCCATTTCAGCACAATGGTCAACTAAAGACCATATTAAGTTTTTACCTGCTGGACCTCTTTCTTTTAAGGTTTTGGTAAATGCTTCAGGAACGATAATATCGTTATCCAAATCTACATTACCTGTTCTTGCCCACACGGCTTTTACTCTGCGTTGCTCGGTGTCAACATCCATTACCTCATAACCGATGTCTTGTTTTTCAACAATTAAATCTTTAGATGCGTAAGTTTTCATATTTACAAAGTTATATTTTTTTTTGTTATTCAAACAAGTCTGCAATCAATCTACCAATTTGCATTCCTACTACATTAGTTAATATGCCCCAAATCATTCCGACATTCCCTTTTGGTGGGTTATCTTGTAGCTTTAATAGTTTGCCATTTTTATCCCTTTGTGCCTCATATCCTAAAGTACAACGGCAGTTACAAACGTCTCCAGCACTACCACTTGAATCGCACGGATGTAGCATTAAATCAAATCCACCCTTTTTGTTTTGTAGTTTAAAGGTTTCATCTATTGGTAATTTTTTGCCATCCATATTTAGGTGGTCAAATTGGTCTCTTGGAATCCTTCTAGTTCTATTGTCTTTTGCTGCAATCCATTCTTTCATTGTTACAAGCCCAGTACTTGTTGCACCAACCATTGAACCGATATTGGCAGCCCTTCCTGTTTCCGTTCTAGCAATAAGTTCTGCTCTATAATCCGTAATTCCTGCACCCCTCAATAAAACAATTGTTTCAGGTAGTGTTAGGTTTTGTTCGGCTGATTGAACTAAATATCTTCTAATTTGGTCTTTCGTTGTATTGGTGATGTCGGCAGCTAATTGGTCAAGTCCTTGCGTTTGCAAATATTGAAGGATAGTATAACTAAATAAATCCGTTTCAGCTGATTTAACCTCCAATGCCTCGTAATGCCCCTTTACTGACCTTTTAACGACTTTACTACTAATTTGAGCCATCTTTACACCCATAGCTAAATGGAGCTTTTGTATGGTCTTTTTAATGGCTTTATCGCTAATTGCGTTGTAGTCTAGTGTACGGCAATAGGTATTCACTTGATTTTGCAGTTCTTTTTTGAACTTCGGTGAGTATTGCTTTAAAGCATTAGCATATAATTTCTTATAATCTTGCCAAATCATTTGCTCGGATTGTATGCCCAATTTTTTAATGATATATCCCTTTTTGAAGGACAACCTTTTGATGCTGGTTCGCCTTGTTCCATATTTCTCATTCTACTAACAAAACTTATAGTTCTATTTGCTGACTTTAGTTCTACTGCACCCCACTCCGATTTGTTCTTTGACAATAGATTTAAGTTTCTATTAATTGGGCTTCTATCTAAAGATGCCTTTTTACTGCAATCAGTTTGCGACCACGCTTTTAATTCCGAATAAGACATATTTACAATGTCGTGATACTTGCCATATACCTCATCAATTAGTTCATCTAACTCTGCCTTTATTTCTACTTTAAGGTCAAATAAATTATCTAATAAATCGTAGTATGACATTATTCAGGAATGTTTAAAGGTTGAAATTGGTCAATAGTTTGCAATCCTGTTGGGATGTAAAGTTTCTCTAATTCTTCGGTAGGAATATAATCAGGAACTTCAATATTCATTATATCTAACTTTTGTTTAGGGCTAATCCACCACGCTTTATCAAGCCATTCAGTTTGCTCGGATTTATTTGCTTCTAATTCTCCGTAAACTGATAAGTCGTAATCAACATAAAGATTTGTTCCTTTATAACCCCAATCAGTGTGTAATTTCCTATTAAGGTTTTCAGTCAATGAGTTAAGTAATGGGATGGCACAACGAAGTGTTAATGCCTTTTCCCCTTCTCTTTGATTGTTATAGGTCTTTGAATCGCTATCGTTTAAAAGTTGACTAGGTACTCCGTAGATATTACATAGTGCTTTTAAATCCCATTTTTCCGATTCAATGATATTAAGTTCAACAGGAGAAAGTCCGATTTGTTTCCAGTCTACTTTATAACCTGATACTGCTATTGAATTAAAATTAGCAGCACCGCCTTTTTGACTAACTGCGGTTTTAAGTGCTTGTGCTTGTGCTTGTCCACTTGTAGGGTCAAACCTTTCATCGTTCATAAATAAAACTCCAGCAGGTCCACCATTTTGGAAGGATGCAACGGCAGCGGTTTTAGCTTCGTTACTTCTCGTTAAGTTTTTGGCTGCTGCTCTTAATGGGCTTTGTCCGTATAACTGTCCGCCTGTAACTCCCCATTGCGGATTGAAGTATTTATCGTGTAAGATTTCTTTTGTATCAAATGACCACATTTGTCCATAGTATAACTGATACCCAGCCCTTGTTGGGGGGAACACATTGATATTTGCAATGATAGCCATATACTGACTAGGCAAAGCAAATAGTTCAAATGGTTTGCCTTGATTGTTTCCAGCTTCAATAAGTTTGCCATAAATAAAAGAGTTACCTGTTATCAACTTAAAACCGCACCATTGTTCAACTAAATCACTCCAGCAATCTTCCTCATTAGGATATTTTAATAACTCGTTTAAGCGTTGGTCTCCTGTGTAAAGTTCGTATGCCTTTTTGTGTAAAGTCTCAAGTTCTTTTAGGTTTATGTCTTTTTGTGCAGCTAAAGATTTGTATTTCTTTGCAGCCTTTTCATCTACAACCTTGTAAACGTGGAATGGTGCAATTTTAGCTTTGTCGGTAATTAGTTTAATGATTGAGTAAACTATATCGTTTGCTACATATCCATCATCAACAAAACTTCTTTGGTCAGCTCCTTGCCAAGTAACTATACCCCTTTCAATTGCTATTTGGGAGTTCATTGGAATTGTTGGAAATAGTGTGTTAATCTTCTTTTTAGTGAAGATGTCAAATAAACCCATATTATTAGAATTTAAACAAAGTTAAAGAAATTTAAGTTAAAATACACTTACTGCAAATTTAGGTTTTGTTAAGTGAGTAAATACCGCGTATCGTGAAGCATCTAAAGCATCATCATTTGCTTTTACTGGTTCTTCAATTACATTATCGTTTTTATCCTTTTTCCATTTGTAAGACATAAATTCCCTTTTTAGATTTTGACTATGAAAGTGAATGTTTATAGGATAAGATTTCATTTTTACGATTCCTGCCCATACATCTTTTTGAGCAGGTTTAATATTAAACCCTTGTCGGTAAAGTTCCTCTATTGATTTTGGTTCGGCTGCATCTGCGTATATGGTTGCTCGTTCAGGTACTTTCTCTTTTATCAATCTTGTAAGGTCGCTTAAAGTTAATCCGCTTTGATAAATGATTTCCTCAAAATAGTTTTCGCCTTCGTGATGGGTAACCTTTATTAATGCAGCTGGATGCACATATCCAAAGTCAAGACCATAGAATACATCGCCTTCAGGTGCGGTGTCGTATTGTTTCCATTGGGTGTATATTAGTTCTTTTGCTGCACCTCGTTCTCCAAGTCCGTAAACCTTCCACATAAAATCATCAGGTAAGTTTTTATACTGCTCAATGTTTTTTATTTGTGATTCGGATAGGTTTGGCAGGTTGTTTAGGTAGGTAGAATGAATGCGTTTGTTTTCAGGATTGTCAGCTACTTCATAAACCCAATTAATAAAGTCAGCAGGATTCCAATCAAGAAATACCTTACCTGTGGTTCGCATTAATAATTGGTCGTAAAGTGTACGCTTAATTAAATTGGCTTCGTTGATAAATAATACATCCCTTGCTGGTCCTCTAGCTTTGCTTTCATCTTCTAATCCAAATAGTTCAATGTAAGACCCATTGGGGTAAGTGTATATAAAATCGGAAAAGCTAAAGTCATTGTCTGACCATAAACCCCAATTCTCCATAATGGATTTAAAATCCCTATAAACTCCTCGCTTGATATGTGGAAGGGAATGCGATACTATTGAAATCCTTGTCTTTGGATTGTTGTATGCTATCTCAATCAGTAACTGAACAATGGAATAAGACTTTGAACTCCTTGTCCCACCTTCATTGCAAATGACAGGATAACTGCCCTCGTATGCTCTTTTGTTGGCAAAGAATACAGGAGTTGCATTAATCTTCAATTGGTTTGCATCGGTCATCTTCTTGTATTACTATTTGAACGCTACCTTGAATGTTTGCGTTAATGTCGGTTGTTTGTTTTGCTCTACCTTCTAATCGGTCAAGTATTTCCTGATAAGCCCTTAAATCGGATTTCATTGCCTTTGCAATTATCTTCATATCCAACTGCTCTGCTATTGTAAATTCCTCATCTTCGCCTGTAACAGGGTTACGCACTTTAGTAACGAGTTGTAGTAAACGCAATAGTCTTGTTTTGCTATGTTCAACTCCTTTAGGTTTCCCTGCTGGGTTTCCTGATACTCCTTTCTTAAATTGTCCTATTTCTTGGTTAGGTATTGCCATATCGCCTGTATTTTGCCTGAATTACAAAGTTACTCCGTTCTTTTTGATTATTAAGTTTGGGTCTAGTTTCTTCATTCGGTCCACAATAACTTGGCAGTATTTTGGGTCAAGTTCCATTAGTCTTGCCTTACGATTTAATTGTTGTGCAGCTACCATAGTACTTCCACTTCCACCAAATACATCAAGAACTATATTATTTTCTTTACTGCTATTTTTCATTGCCCTTTCAGGTAGTTCA